GTCTTCCTCCTTGGTTCTTGGACCTTGGTAGATGGTTGGTTGTTCTTTGTCAACAAGTCCAAATGAAATTAGGTTGTATATTTTTTGGATGCTAGTTGTTTGTTTTTTGGAGGGGGTGGGGTTGGTTCACTTTTGTTGGTCCGCGGACCTTGGGCAATGGATTTAGGGCCGAATGATTCTGTGAAACCAGTAATATACGCCCGCCGCAGAGGACCGACCCCCCAAAAGGGGGTCTCCCCCTCTGCTTCCGGGCGCGGAAACGTCGCGACATGGGTCCAGTTACCCCGGACGGAGAACCGTGGCCAAGGGGTGAAGGTAAGGTGAAAGTATAACCCCATGCCAGTCGCAGCATAGCTGCGCAGCATGGGGACTTGCCATTGCCATGGCAAAGTGGAAGGCCCGCTGTTAACCGCGCCCGGGGGCGCGGGCGGGCCTGTCTTCTATCTATCATCAAACGACCGTCCCACCATGCTCCGCCCCGAGCCATCTTACCATATCACCCAGTCGCATTGCCGCCGCCAAAAGGGCGACGGCCCTGCGACATCGAAAAGTCAACCCCGCAAGGGGGTCGATTCACCTTTGCGCATATCAGTTCTTCTTGGGTGTTGGTCCGCTGTTAACCGCGCTTCGCAGGCTCAGCGCGGGCGGACCAAGATCAGTTGCAAGAACAGACATGCACAAAGCCGAATCTTGACTTTTCAGGGTGCTATGATCGCGAAGGGGCGTTCTCGCAAGGTGGGAACGACCGTTCGATGATCGACGGTCTAACTCGAAGAAGGAAACGGCAAATGACAACCATCAACGCTCTCGAACTGCACGTCGCCATCAAGGCTCTTCAGGCTCGGCTCAAGTCCCGGGACTTCATCGACCCGGAGGTGACGCTCTCGGTCTCGACCAAGGACTGGCGGACGACCTGCATCGAGGTCAGCTTCAAGGTTCGGGACGACTCGCAGTACACCTACAAGTCCTTCTACGGTGACGACGCGTCGCTGATCTCGGACAGCTTGGTCGAGGCGCACGTCTACATCGAGGGCCTCAAGTCCAAGGCCGAGCTCGAGCACGAGGAGTTCATGGCGATGCTGGGTCGCGTCATGGATCGGGCCAAGGACCTCGGGATGGACGAGCACTTCATCAACCCGCTGACGGACATGATGAAGCGTCTCGCATCCAACGCACTTGAGCACCACGCTTAATCTCAACAGGGGCGGCGGCAACGTCGCCCCACTCACACAACAGGAGCACACTATGACACAGTTCACTTTCCACACCGACCCGTCACACGGCTGGCTCGAGGTTCCCGTCGTGGACCTGATCGCCATCGGCTTCGCGCCCAGCGACTTCAGCGCCTACAGCTACCGGCAGGGCGATGTCGTCTATCTCGAGGAAGACTGCGACGCGCCGGTCTTCATCCACACCTACGAGGTCAAGGTCGGCCCGATGTCGGTGGTCGAGAAATACTCGCACTACTCGCACTGGATCAGGTCGCTGCCGCGGATCGAGGTTATCGTGGACGACGGCGACCTGCCGTTCTGACAACAACGCCGGGGGCAGCGATGTCCCCGGCCCAACCCGGAGAGCAACATGACAACGATCACCAATCCCGCCGACCCGATGGTACAGGCGCGCTTCCTACTGGCGCACCTCTCACTCCTGTCCAAGGGCCTCAAGAACAGCCGAATGACTGGCACACAGGTGCTGGCCAGAGTATCCGCACTGACCGGGCGGACCTACAAACGCGGTCAATACAAACTGGCAACCGAAGACCTCAACAAACTCAAGGAGCAAAACAATGGCTAACCCCTTCGCAAAATCCCGCAAGACCGACGCACCCTACGCCATCTATCAGGCACCGGGCGGATGGGAGTGGCGGGTCCTCAAGACCTACAAGGCACCCGCCAACGAGCTCAAGGACCAATACGCCCGCTGGATGGTCGCGGCCAAGTCGGAAAACACATGGGGCGAGTTCGAGATGGGCGACACCTACGCCAACGAGATCATTACCTACGGCAGGCTCGTCGCAGCCACGCCGGAGTGGCTCGAGACCCACGGCAAGCGCTCCAACATCGCAGGCACCATCGAGCGCCTTGGCTAACAACCTCGGGGCGGCGGCAACGTCGCCCCACTCACACAACGGAGAACACGACAATGTTCGAGACGCATCAAATCAGGCAAATCTTCAACAGGACGTACAACGGAAATGGAAACTTCATGACGCCTCGCGTTCTTGGGTACGGACAGAAGGGCGGTCTGCTCTATGAGTTGAGCGAGGGCGGCGGCATCTTTGGCAAGGCGCTCTATGGCGTGACGGTAATCACGACACACGGGCAGAAAGCGCCGGAGCTCAGCCAGTGCTTCCACAGCTATCGGGAAGCCAACGACTACGCCGAAGCTTTGGGGGACAAATGACACAATACCACGCCGTAATGCTGGACGAGACGGGCTGCGAGTTCGGCCACACGTTCAACGCAACCTGTCGCGAGGCCGCTTGGGCCTACGTTCAGGATATCTTCCCCGAGTCGCGCTGCGTCCAGATGGAAGACGACAGGGACACCGCCGAGCGTCAGAATGCGATCTACCAGCGGATGGCCCGCGAGATCGACGGGTCGGATGACTACTGGGAGGAGGACTGACATGGCAAAGAGAACAGGCTTCGTCGAAGAGGACTGGAACGGTCGCCTGCGCCGGTTCGTCACCATCCAATGCGACTGCGGAACGCACCTGACCCTGCACGACAGCTGGGCCAACGAATGCAACTGCGGCACCGAATACAACGGCGGCGGCCAGCAACTTGCCCCACGCAGTCAGTGGGGCGAGGAGACAGGCGAACGGTTCTAGGACAGAGCGGCCCGGGCAACCGGGCCGCTCTACGACCTTTTAAAATGGAGTGCGCTAGTCGCGCACAAGCCATCCTAGAAACGGAGCTCGCTAGTCGCTCGCAAGCGGTCAGCGGGCCTCTTGCTTACGCACGAGACCCGCGGTCCTCGGCCCTCGTTCCTCGGGCCTCGGACGTGGAAAAACCGCGCGGGGCCGCAGGGCCGCAGAGCTCGCGCAATATTTAAAAAGGGCGCGGGGCCGCAGAGAAATAAAAGAACCGCGCGGGGCCGCAGGGCCCCGGACCGCTGCACAATTTGCGGAGTTCCGCGGACCGGGGCCCGGGGACCGTTGCGCTTTTTACTTGTTGATAATCAACAACTGTGCTAGGTTTCTTGCATACCGGGGCGCGGACCTCGGGCAACGGCAAAAGGAGAACGGCGAAATGAAAAAAGGTCTTGCGCAGAGGGCGGGGGAAACAATTTGGAAAGGCGTGATATATCGGGGGCCGTCGCTGCTAGACGGCGCGCCTATTGTCGTGGTCGCGATCTTTTCCAAGCGGAACAAAAAGACGGGCGGCATGGTTCAGACCTACATCATTCGGGAAGATATCAACCCGCTGGAGGCCAGCAAAACCGGGGAAGATTTCTCAATCTGTGGCACTTGTGTGCATAGGGGCACCGCAACGGCGGACCCGGCCGCAAAACAAGCAAAAATGCGCACATGCTACGTGGTCTTGGGGCAGGGGCCGCTGGTGGTTTTTCGGTCATATCATCAAGGCCTATACGAACCCGCAGACCCGGCCGCTATCGGGCGCGGCCGCATGGTCAGGCTTGGCACCTACGGGGACCCGGCCGCCGTGCCGTCGCACGTATGGGACGCGCTGCTATCTGAGGCCGCAGGGTGGACCGGGTACAGCCATCAATCGGGATATCGGCCGGAAATGGTCATGCAATCGGCCGACACTTACGCGCAAGCGCTGGCCTTCTGGCAAGCCGGGGCCCGCACGTTCCGCGTGGTGCTGAACGTCTCAGAAATCGATCCGGCGCGGGAAGTGCTTTGCCCTGCCAGCAAAGAGGCGGGCAAGCGGACAACCTGTGAGGCTTGCAAGCTTTGCGCCGGGCTTGCGACACGGTCGCCTAAATCCGTCGCCATTGTGCAGCATTGATTTGCCGCGCCGCGCCCTTCCGCCTCGGGCGCGGCCACCTTGCCCCCGGCGCTTAGGCGTCGGGGGTCTTTTCCGTTCCGCCCGACAAGCGCAAGGCCGCAGAGCTCCGCTCCGCGTTCAGCCGCAGGGCATCCGCAAAGAGCAGGCGCAGAGCGTCGGCCATGCTGTCAGACTCAATCAGCGCGGGGCCGCAGAGCATGCCCGTAGAGCTCGTAGGAGAGGGCGCAGAGGCCCGCCATATTTTCACGTAGGGTGGGTGCGCAAAGCGGCAGAGCACGTATGAGAGGCCACCGCATGAGGCCTGCCGCGCATGCCAAGCAGCCTGCTGCGGGCGCAATGACGGGGCTCCATCATTTGCGGATTTCAGTTCGACCCAAAAGCTCACCCCGGGGATACAGATATGAACGTCAGGAATACCGCCGCCATGGCGGTTCTCAATCCTCGTCGCGTGACACTTCGGGGGCAGATATTTCCGCATATTTGCCCACACCTTTGCTTCTGGTCCGGCCACTGGGCACCTCTGTGTATTCGGCATCGATGACAAAAGCCTGCGGGTACTTCTGTTGCAACTCCGCAAGGCGGGCGGTGATCTGGTCGCGGGTCATCTGGTCGATGGTGTTGATGTTCTCGCGGCGGTCAACCGTCAGACCACCGAGCGCAGACCTGATCTTCTCCGCGTTGATGGCGGCAGAGAATTGCCCGCCGTCTTCGGCAGAGCGTGACAGCTTGTAGAGCCGTTCAAGCTGGCCAGACAGCGTGACGCCGTAGAGCCGCTCCTTTTCCTCGCGAAGCTGGGCGATGTATCGGGGGATGTGCGGGAAGTCCCGGCCATTGAGCAGCTTCGAAGCAATGTCCCCAGCCGAGGCTACGTTGTACCCGGCCTGACGGGCACACTCGGACGCCGTCATGCGACCCTCTACATACTCCTCGCAGAATTTGCGCTGCCTGACGGTGATCTCCCGGCCAAACTCTTCTTCAAGCTCAAGCTCGGCCTGCGACTTCAGAAGGGGCTCCGGGTCAACGATCTTCTCCCATTTCGCCCGAGGCACTGGCCCCGGCTTCTTCTTCTCAACCATGCTGCACCTGTTTACTTGTGGTGTTTCAACAATCATACCGGGCGCTGGCCGCGTTTACAAGGAGGGGCAGCGCGAGTTCCCCCTATAGCGGTTTTTCCCGGGGCGAAGGGCGAAAAGGTTGCGAAAACGAAAAGTGACAGGGCAGACTGGGAAGATATTTCCACTACTTTGTAAATGACCTACTCGTAGTGTAAAAAATAATATCCATGAACATCATATACTTATAGGTCAAATTTACGCATTTTACGCTATTTACGGTCACTTTGAATTTATTTTTTTTTTTTTTTTTTCGTTTGAGATTTGGAGCTATAAGAGAAACTCGTAAAGCACCAAGGTCCGAGGCCCGCGAAACCACCTCGAAGAGCCAAGGTCCCCGGCCCAACCACCTTCGCCCCCGGCCCAAGAACCTCCCACCCAAGCTCCCCGCCCCCAACCATCTTGACACCCCACACTTGTTCGTGCTACACAACCTACTCACAACCACTACCATTCTCAATCTACAACCAGCACTGGAGACTATCATGGACCCAAGGTCCGAGGCCCGAGGCCCTCTAAGCCCCGCCCCCACATCTTCTGTCAAGCCTG